GTGCGATTCCGCCCGAGCTGCACCACAGTAACACTTTGTCAAGCCGCACTAAACATCTGGGCAATCAACAATTTCAGAGTAATAAGCCAAGGATTTCGGAACATGTCCCAGACTGTAAGCCACCTCGCGCCAAAACTGGAAAAGAGAAGTTTTGGAATACAAAGTCAGATAGGAGTCCAGAGTTTCCGGTAGTAACTCATCTTTCTGGTAGACAATAGTCGCCATGTGCTTGACCACATAAGCAGGCCTAGGTCCTGAGTCAGGGAAATACATCCCGACAAACTCAGGTTCCTCGAGAGAGGAATGTCCTTGCTTTATCTGACAACCAGCTTTCTGGAGCTCCGTCAAATAGCCACGCGGTTCTGGGGCCTGGAGGGTATCGTCCCCCACAGCCATCAGAGGCGGCACGGTGAAAGGCAAACCCTTCGAACGGCACCACCGGAGCCTGGCCAACGAATGCTCGAGATACTGGGCTCTTGAATTGTCAGATATGGTCATGTTGAGGCCAGATTTCATCATAGCCTCAACTTCCTGGCTAAACATCATTCCATTAGAGAGTAGGATATCCGTCTTGTAATAAGCGACCTCATAATACCAGGTTGCCAGGGCTTCCCAGCGCGCATTCATGTTCTCACAGAGCCTCTTTCTCAACTCCAAGCTGGCTTCAAACACCCAACGGGGCGTCTGAAAATCCCAAGCTTTTCGGTCGTAAGACTCTGAGAATCCCATTGCTTTCTGGGACGCCTTGAAAGCCATCCATCCCCCTCTGAACACCCTCATTCCGTACATGGAGGGGTGACGATAAGTCTGGGAAACTTCCCGGTCATGAAGATCCTTAAACAACATCTGTCCTAACACCAGAAAATGCAGAGGAGCAGTAAATATCAAGCGCCAGCGCTTTGCCAGCACCTTGGCTGGCTTATGCACCTCGCTCTTGACAAACACGGCCATTATCATGACCTCGAGCGTCATGATGGCATTGAGCATCCTCGCCCACAACTCTTCTTTGCGCTGAGCACTCCAGAACATCTTGTCATCAGAACCGAAGTAAGCGTTTATCGTCGAGTAAGATCTGCAATAAGGCAGACCGGGCGAAGAAGTGCCATCAAGGGAGTCTAACACTCTGAGGAAATGACTCTTCTCCATGAAGTCGTCAGGAATGCGCCATCTACAACTGGAGTAAGCGTCTTCGGCCACATGGGTGACAACCCGAAGCTCTTCTTCAGTGGGTGGCACATACCAACTCCTCACTTGCTGAGCCTTTCTACTCTGCACCATCAGGGAATCCAATTCGGCTTGCGAATCTCCAGGAGGCTTGATCCAGTCTTTAGAGGCCTGATACTCTAATTGCAATCCATACGAGACAGCAGCGTCACTAACAGCTGCTTCAACTCTTGCATTTCGAGCTGAGGCTTTGGCTCTCCAGAGGGATTCTTGCCTTCCTCTGTAGCGCCAGCCGGGGAGACATTTTGAGACTTCACCCTCAACAAACGCCTCTCCCTTTTCAAGGCCTTCTTCGACTTTACAAGCTGGAAAGCCCCCGGCTGGGGGCCCTCCCCGTTTCCCGGCTCCAACGACTCAGGAACGCCATCGGCTCTGGGCAAGGTGATGTTAGGTGGGGGCACAGAAACATCTATACGTGGCTGCGTGGAAGGCCGCGGGAGCGGAACAGTTATCCTCTCCGGTTGCTTGGGCTGATAACAGGGATGCTTCTTCAACACCGGAATGTTTGGAAACTCCTTGGAACAGCCACCACAAACGTAGATCGGGTCCAACGACTCTGGATACATTTCTTCCGTCTCTTCGGCCCATGAGGTATGAGTGAAAGCGTGTGGCCTATCCTCCCGTTGTCCACGGTTATTGATATGCTCACGCTCGACGTTCGCCGCCCTAGCAGCTCGGTCTTCCTCAGCCTCAATTCGGCCTAACACGTCCTCCACCATTTCCGAGTCCAGAAAATGGTACTGTCCCGCGTCATCCTCATACGCGTACCCGTTGGCGTGCCTCTGGAGTCTGGTCCGCGCTCCCTTCCCTTTGAGCTGTTTTGCGAACCATTCCTCAGAGTCCTCACCTCTCAGGTAAATACCCAATTCGGCCTCTTCCATTTCCGAAATCATCATAAGATCAATCTGAAATCTAACGTATTCCAAGTAATAACCTTTGTTGTCTATCTCCGAGGGGGAGGTGCCCCTCATATGGAGACCCAGAACCTGGCTCATCTCCACGTAAGGGCCTCCGCTGAAGCCCTTCATGGTAGAACCAGTGTAAGCCATGGTCAGACCGTCGTCCAGCCTGACCAAATTCCCATGGGAAGATTTACCCAAGGATATGGCCTCGGCCGTGACATAATGCTGCACACCCCTCTTGGTCAGTTTGGGGGTGGCAGACCTCACACCCATCTTGGCTGCAACCTGTTTGGCCCTAGGAGAATCTGATTTTCCAGGGGTCCAGGCCACCATGTCAGGGACCGGCCTAAGCACGTTCTGGTCATCTTCAAGGTCAAGGTCTATCCTGAGGGTAGGAGCCTCATTTGTGAGAACCTGACGCTTGGGGATCAAATGAAACACGCGCGTCTTCAAAGCATGCCCAGGGAAAAGATACCAGTCCCTCCCAACGGTAGTAATCCTCACGGCAGTAGCCACTGGCACGATAGATCCATCTTCCAGTTCAACAGCCATGGAACAACTAGCCCTATGAGGGGTCACCAGCACCTGTATCTGAGACCCAGCCATCAAAGACTCCCCCCCTCTTATCTTGACATCCCTTGGCTGGGTGCCAGGCTCAGTAGGAGGGGGCTTGATAGCCCTTGGCTTGAAGTCAATTTCCACTTCCACTTCATCATCATCTTGCTTAGCAGCACAGGCCTTCCAGCCTTCGACCCAGCAAGCCCTCGCAATGCCAAACGCAAGCACGCCCGATAAAAAGAGCAACATCGTGGCATAGGCGAATACCTTGACGTCATTATAGCCTGAGTTCAGCAACTGATAACGCAAGTCACACATCTGCTCGTAACACAGATTGACCCATAGGAGTGATATGGCCCCGAAAAGGGGTCCAACAATCATCACCAGGATCACATACATGCAGTCGATGGGTGTAATGCGAATCATTTTGCGCACTAATTATTT